AGGCCACAGGCCGATAAACATAAACAACGGTTTCTTTGCGCCTAGCCAGATTCCCGATTTGCTTCACTACGCTCAAAGAGCGGTTATCGCAGAACAGAATCCTGATCGACAACAAGGCGCGGGTTCGCAAAGCCGTACCAAAGGTGGAGTGATTGTGAAAAAGACACCGCTGAGTCACGGATCGTGGATGCCACAAGTAAACGTGCCGTAACCGTCAATGTCGGTGCTGCTAGATACAATCCAACTATAGGTGATGACACATGGCTGATTTTGATCTTCAAGATACAATCGTACAACCGTTATCACCCCCTGAGCCTCGCCTAGAGCAAGAACGCCTAGCTAGAGAACAAGCTGAAGCGGAAAGCGCCAAAGGAGTAGGGCTAGGCAACGTCGAAGGCCAAGACTCCCTAGCAGACGTTTTTAAAGCATCTTGGGAAGCTGACTCTTTAACACAGGATGCTATTGGTTTTGCAGAGCTAGATATTTCTGTGAACCAGATTGATCCTGACTTTGATCTCGCAAAACTTGACGATGAGAATACCGAAATGCTTTTCGGAGGTTTGCCTGAGCATATGTACGATGTGTACGAAGAGGCAACCTCAATGCAACACGCATTGGCAATTCGAGACAATCTTGTAGAGCCAAGACTTGAAGCAGAAAAGGTATTACAACGCCAAGGCTTCTGGACGCAATTAGGTGTACGAGGCACGGTAAGTCTACTTGACCCTGTTACACTAGCTGCCGTTGTTGCGTCTGAAGGTGCTATGGCTCCTGTTATATTCAGTTCAAAGGTTGGGCGCATAGCTAATGGACTACGTGGTGGTGCTTGGGCCGCAGGTTCAAACGCCGCTATCGAAACTGCACTGTGGGCTAATGACCCAATGCGAACTTCTAACGATATTATGTTTGCAGCGGCAACTGGCTTTGTTATTGGTGCGCCGTTGTCAGGTGTGTTTGCTCCTAAAAAGATGCGTGACTCTTACACTGATCTCGCCACTGAAGCGAAAGCAAGAGGCGACGGGGCTGAACCTTCGCATGTACCTCAGTTAGACGAAGACGGGCTAGATCACATAAACGCCCCGACTGACAGAAGCGTAAACGATGATATTCCAGCTTTAGATGAAACCATTCAAAGCACTGGTCGGTCTAAAGCGGAACTAGATGAACGTATCCCTGATGCGACTAAAGCGGCTGATGAAGCTAAAGTAACTTTAGCCGCTCTCAATAAAGAACTTGGTAAAGCTCGTTCCGCTCTAACAAGAGCTAAAAAGAAAGAACCTGAAGCAGATCACACAGAGCTAGAGGATGCTGTCAAAAAGCTAGAAGAAGGCCAAGCATCTCTTGTTGCCTCAAAAGACAAGGCTGATGCTACAAAGAAAGATCTAGATACAGCCCGTGCTAAGTTCGATCAGAAAGACGTAAGCCGCTCGTCTACTGAACGCTACGATCAATCAGAAGCCGCTGTAGATGGTCGGGCGGCTGTGGCTAACAATGTACGTTTGTCTATGGTATCGACGCTACATTCCTCCACTCACGCTATTATCAACCATATCGCTCGTAAGCTTACCCCTGACGGTGTTGGTGTAGACACAAAAGGTTTAGGACAAGGGCGCACAGCCCAAGAAGATGCCCATACCTTTATGCACACCAACCTTTCCCGGTATGCCACCGAATCTAATGTAGCATTCAAAGAATGGGTAAAAGAAACAGGTGGTGGGTTCATGCGTCGATGGGGCTTCAAAGCCCGTGACGAATTTGAACAAGCTGTAACTAAGGCTGTGCGTACTGGTGGTTCATCTAACGTACACATCAATAAAGCGGCTAACGCGCTGCGTGAGGTGAACAAGAATTGGGCTGAATTGCTACGTGATTCTGGTGTGAAGGGGTTTGAAGACTTAGACCCTAACATGAACTATGTGCCTAGGCTTTTTGACTTCGATAAATTTTCCAGAATTGAGTCAGAAGTCGGTACAGGTCATTTAATAGATTTGGTCGCTAAGGCCATTAAGAATAAACAAAACGATGTTGGTGAATTTGGCGAGAAGATAAACATAGATGACGAAACTGCCGCCAAGATTGCTAAAGCTTATATCAATACCCTAAGACGGGTTGAGGCTGGTGAATCCACAATCAACCACGTTCAGTTATCTACCGTTCAATTCGACACACTCAAAGAAATGTTGGATGAATCTGGTGATTCAATTTCAGATGAAACATTTGAAGCTATCTTCCGAAGTGTGAAGAAAGGCGCAGGGGAAGGCGTCAACCCTAGGGCTAAACAAAGGCTTTTGCTTGACGAAGATGCCGCCATAGACATTGACGGTTACGGCACTCTCAATTTCCAAGACCTACTCATGGGAAATGCGTTTGATATTACAAACCTCTATTCACGCCAGATGGCAGGGCAAGTAGCATTAGCTCGTGCGGGTATAAAAAGCCGTGGTGATTGGGCGCGTATCTTACAAGACATAGACAACACGAAAGCACGTTCTGGTCTAAGCAATGATGAAATTGCGCGTCAGAAAGAAATGCTCAATGTTATCTACAGAAGCATTATTGGCGCACCCCTACATAAAGTTACTAGGTCATCTAAAGTCCAACAACTGATGCGCGACTATAACTATACCCGTGTTATGAACCAGACGGGTTGGGCGCAGATTGCCGAATTAGGCAACACCATAGGTGAGCATGGGTTGATGACTTTCGCTAGAAGCATCCCGGCCTTTGGGCGCATCGTCAGAGATGGTCGGACGGGTAAGTTTGATGACACACTAATGGCTGAGATCGACCACATATGGGCGTTTGGTAATGATCCTTTAATCCACCGGGCCGCAAGCCGTATGTCTGAACCTGCCGAAGCTACGAACATGATGTCAGGTACATTAGGTGGCGTTAGCCAGGTACTTAAAGCCGCTGGTAAAGTTACTTCCACGTTGTCGGGCATGGCTCCTATTACGACATCCCTAGAACGCATGACGGCAATAATGATTATTAAGAACTTTGCAGACATGGCTACAGGAGCCAGTAAGTACGGCGCAAAGAGGCTTGCCGCTATGGGTATAAATGACGAAGCAACCAAGCAAGCTATTCTCACCCAGTTAAGAACACACGCTGGTACAACTGAAGGTCCAGTGAGTGGTCGCACAATTAACGCCATAAATATGGATAAGTGGACTGATATCCCTGCCAGAGAAGCTTTTATGACGGCAGTACAACGTACCACTAACAGAAGCATCCAAAGAAATAACACAGGTGATATGGCTCTTTGGATGACTACTGATACAGGGCGAACAATGATGCAGTTTCGATCCTTTATCTTTGGTGCGTATGAAAAACAGTTAATACGTGGGATGAGCCAACGCGATGCAGCTACAGCGATGTCGTGGGGTCTATCTACTGTGTTTGCTGGATTAGCGTATGTCGGTCAGACCCATGTGAAATCCATAGGGCGTGAAGACAGAGATGAATATCTTAAAAAAGCGATGACATGGGAACGCATAGCTAAGAGTAGCTTTGTGCGTTCCGGTTATGCGTCATTATTCCCTGCGGCTTGGGATGCTGCGATGTTCCCCTTTGATCCCCCTTCGGAATGGAAATTTGGGTACGCCCGTGCGTCAGGGCAAGCGTCTTCTTTAATCGAAGGTGTTCCGTTATTTGGTTTAGGGACAGCCGCCTTACAAACAACAAAAGCTTTGACGCAAACGGCTATGGGAAATCAAAACTTCACACAGAAGGATTTTCGGACTGCTGGAAGTCTAATCGGTCTACAAAACCTTCATCCCGTACAGATGCTAATCAACTACGGGGCATCTCAATTCCCTGAAAACAGGCAAAGCCTGTACTAAAGTAACTTTAGTTTCTATCGGAGCAATTCATGGCTACTTCATATGTAACGTACACCGGCGACGGTGCTACGACTAATTACGCTGTGCCGTTTACGTTTATTAACAGAACGCATGTCACAGCGACGGTTGACGGTGTTTCAGCGGCTTTTACATGGAACAGTGACGCCCAGATCAATATCACCTCTGCACCAGCAAACGCTAGTTACGTCAAAATTGCTCGGACTACTCCTACTACCCCTATTGTTGACTTCACCAACGGCTCTACACTTGTCGCTGATGACCTCGACACAGCAACTCGGCAAAGTATTTTTGTCTCCGCTGAAGCTGAAGATCGCGCGGCAGATACAATTTCGCTGGCCGCAGACAATAAGTGGGACGGTCAAACTAAAGTTATTAAGAATGTAACTGATCCAACAAACGCACAAGATGCCGCCACAAAGAGTTGGGTGGATTCACAAGTATCCGCTTTGAATCCCGACACAGTGACGGCAGCGGCGGCAACAGCAACAACACAAGCTGGAATTGCGACCGCTCAAGCTGCCATAGCGTCCACCAAAGCAGCCGAAGCAGCGGCTAGTGCAGCGTCAGCATCCCCAGGAGCCTCTGTCGGGCTTGTACTGGCTTTAGGAGGTTAACATGGCAGAAGTTTTTCAACGAGTAATCGCAGATACTACAAGTAGCTACGCTACTATTTACACTTGCCCTGCCGCGACGACAGCAATCGTCATTGGTATGCAAGCGGCTAATGTTCATGCGTCTGACGCTAAGTCATTCGCTGTTCAAACTCTAACTAGCGGTGGTGGAAGTGCAGCAATCATTGCAAATGATATCTCCATTCCTTGCAATGACACTCTTGCGCCTATTCAGGGAAAATTGGTCTTGGAAGCGGGTGATTATTTGCAGATCAAAGGAGCGGATACGAACATCGAAGTAACCCTTAGTGTTCTGGAGATTACCTAATGGCTTTCCTTAATGGTACTGATCCCGGTCTAAGACAGACCCGCACGCCTACGGTAGACACGTTTGCGGCTGGCGTCGGGTTCACCGCTGGTTCGTCCACTCAAGTCACACTCACTGCCGACCCCGGTAGCGAGAATAGCCTGATCGTGACCTTCGACGGCATCACCCAACACCGGGACACCTACAGCGTTAGTGGCACCACCGTCACTTTCGACGCGGCGATTGCCACGGGCGTCAGCAAGGTCGAGGCGACCTACACCACGACAATTCCCGCAAACACGCCCGCTGATGCAAGCGTCACAACGATAAAAATAGCGGATGGCGCTATTACAAGCGCAAAGCTCGCCAGTGATCTTGGCGTCCTAACCCGGGATGAACACGGCAAAGCTGTACGCGCAATGATGCTCGAAATGGCGGACATCAAAGGCGCGGCCATTGGCTTCCCCGAAGGAAACGCTGACGCATTCGATACGGACACGCTCACGGCAACAAGCACAAACGCTTTGTACGACGCAACAAACGACTATTATACGACTGCGGCAAACATTACTCTTCTCAACACCGAAAGTAACGCAGCG